TCTGCGGATATTCCATATTTTCTTCTATCTCTTTTAATTCATGTCGTAATAAGTTTCTTTTAAGAGAAGCTATAAGTTCAAGTTCCATTTCTTGATAAAGTTTAGCTATATCATATTCATCCATATTCTACCTATTCTTTTTGTTCTTCTTCTATAATCTCTATATTATCTTTATTAACAGCTGGTTCTACTTCTTCCATAATACCTTTTTCATTTTTAAGGCGTTTAATTTCTTGTTTTTTCCAATCTTCTTTTTTATTATCGCCCCATAATTGTTCTACAGTAGCTTCTATACTCATTATTCCAGAAGTATTTGCTTTTCCTATTGTTTCTACTTGAGCTTCAAATGAAGGGTTAGCATATTCAGTGAATACCACTTCACATTCAGTATCAGTTATTGTTTTCCCATTTAAATTATCATAAAATTTAAAAGTGATATTTACTATGTCTTCTATAAGTTGTCTCATACTATCAACTATCTGACTTCTTTTATAAAGTGTTGTTTTTTCTTTTTCTCTAGAAGCTTCAGCATTATCTAATTTTTTAGTATCTATACCTAATGTAGAAGGACTAATAAGACCAGTTAAACATTGATCTAAAGCTGTAATATATGAAGTCAATAATCCTTCATGTTGTATAGTACCTTGAGTTGTTTGTATCAAATTATTCTTATCACCTTCTCCCATTGTTGATGATAATAAGATAAATTCATTTTCAAAATCACTTTTTCTTTTCATTACTCCAGTTTTTAAATCTCTAGGGAGCAAATCCTCTGGTATATATTCTTTAATTTGTCCCTTTCTCACAGAAAGCATCCATTGGCTCCATATTTCATCATAAGCATCAAAATTATCAACTTTGCCTTCAAATATAGACTTACCTCTATTTTCATATTTTTGACTTTCTTTCAGTAAAAACTTTCTTCCCATAAGGAAATTCGCATTATTTTTTATTGGTTTATATAAAGTATTTTCGGCTTTTTCTAATAGTTTTATATTCTCAAGCTTTCCATTATCATCATATAAACGATAATCAATTCCTTTATCAGTATATTCTTCATAAAGCATGTATTCTTTTTTATTTATTATCTTCTTTGTCTTATATATTATCCCTACAAGTCTTCCTCTTTTTGTCACATATTCTACTCTTTCAGGAGGATAAAACTCGATTATAGGATATCTAGATATTTCAGGATCATAACTCCATTTAAAAGCACCATCACCGCCCCATAATACAGTTATTAAAGCTTTTCTTAATAATTCTTTAAAATTGTTTTCGTTAGCTATTGCTTCCCAATCGGATTGTCTTTCTCCTACTTTTATTGATGCTAAGCTATCCACAACAACATCAGATAATGTGTCTACTATCATTCCAGGTAAGCCTGTATGTATTTTTATTATTCTATAATCCTTATTCCCCCAAAAATGAGGTAATTTTGTTTCATTAATAATTTGATTGTATATCTGTTCTAATTCTTCACTTTCACCTCTATACCATATTTTATTTAATAATAAATTGGTTTCATAAGTTGTATATGAATACACATTCACATTGGCATTATAAGTCGCTTCTTCTATATCTAAATATTTCTTTATTCCATTCTTGATCATATTATTAAAGTTATTTAAAATATTCATCTTTTCCCTTTCTATTCTTCTTCATGATCTTCTGTACCATCTCCTATTATCTTTCTATAAGGTATAAACGCATATTGACTAGCATTTATTGTATGGTCGTTAGCATCTTCTGGTTCATTATCTTTATTTTCTTTCCAGCTATAAGTTTCCAATTCTTGTATATGATTTGTACAATGACTTAATACAAAATATTTTAATTTATGGATCCAACCTAATTGAAGATTTATTCTGTTTATTATAGTTACTTTCTTATGAGCATTATTAAAAGTATAAATAGAACCATTTTTTCTAATATATTTTTTTATTTCAGTCATAGTCGCTTGGTCTGCCGAATCAATAAACACATGTCTAGCAAATCCCCATTCTTCCCTATTTCTCTCTAAGAAGTCAATAAAATTAACTACTGTATCAGATGGAGCAAGAGGTTGTTGTAAATTACTATTGTTATATACTTTTTCATCTAATACATATAATTCTCCATTCTTAGATATTCCTTGAAATATCATTGCTATAGTATCAGGTGACTTAGTAGAATATGCTGTATCTAGTCCTGCAGTAAAATAAATGAATTCTAAAGTTTTTTTCTTATCTTTCATTTGTTCCTTAACTTCTTCTTTAGTCTTCACATGTTTACTTTGTTCAAAGTTTGGAAACACAAGTCCAACCGCTTTACCTCTAAGTCCTAGTATTTTATTTTTATATAACTTCGTTCCCTTAGGTGCTGAATTAATTTTCTTTTGTATTTTTTCTTCTGTTAACGAAGCATTATCGTTAAAAGTAAAAAACCAGTATTTCCATTTTGGATTTTCTGGTTCTTTTAATTCTTCCATTATACTTTGAGGCACATCTTTTTTATATTTTTCTATAGGTCTACTTCTATTTATAAACTCTTTATATACTGCTAGATTTGGATCATCTGGATTAAGTGTAGCAAGCAAATACTCATTACGAGTAGACATTTCTCTTACAAACTCAATGTCAGCTGTATTTATTTCATCTATATAAACACAACCATATTGTCCGTCCGAAGGATCATCTTCCACTTAGCAGTATCATCATAACCTATAACATATATAGTCTTATCATTATATTTTATGTGTGATATCTTATTGTCTTTGTCTCCATTTCCTTTATAGTCTGCATCATAAAATACATCTAAAAGTCCTTTTTCAGAATTTATAATATTCTTCTCAGCAACCCCAACACTCTTACAAGCTATTATATGAAGTTTTTTATCACTATCATTAACTTTAATCATAAACTTAACAACTCCTACTGTAGTTTTACCAGCAGCCGTAGTCCCTTCTAAAAACTCAGCATCAGCCTCTTTGTATTCTAAAAAATCAATATATTTTTCAGATAAAGGAAAATTGTTATTCATCTTCCTCTTTTCGTGATTTAGCTAGCTGTTCTACAATATCATCAAAATTAGAAGTACTTCGCATATTAGCATTAACATTTAAAGTTGAAGTATATACTCCTTGCATTCTATTTAATTGATCACTAGCTTTTAATCTAATATCTAAACTTGGTACTACTTCTACTGGAATATATCTTCTTTGTTCATTTAATATAATTTTAGTATCTTTTATATTCCCTAATATTATATCTACTAGAAATTGTTGTCTTTCTGCTATGTTCATTGTTATTCTTTCTTCTATTTTCTCTTGCTTTTGATTAATATAATCTTTGATTTTAGATTTTTTTAATGCTTCATTTCCTATTGCATATGCTGTTTTGCTAGAATATCCTGCTTTTATAGCACTTTCAGTTGCATTCCCTGTTTTCATATATTCATCTGCAAATTCTTTTTGCATCTTTGTTAATCCATTCTTCATTAATCCTCCTTACATAATAAAAAAGAGGATCTTAATTATTTTTCCTCTTTTTCTTTATTATCTTTCACAAGTTCAACATGTATTGTTTTTTTATTTATTTCTTTTGCTCTTTCTTCTGTTATATCAATTACTTCTCCCTTATTTCTTATTATATTAAAATATATGTCATTGAATTCCTTAATAACTTTATATTTTATCTCTTTTATATCTTTCAGCTCTTTCATATCTTTCCTCCTTTATTGATTGAGTAAAATAGGATTCGAACCTATTTAATTTTCCTTTTACTCATAAAAAATAGAATACCTACAAAATTGTAAGTATTCTTTTTTTAGGTATCTCCATGTTAAAAAGCAACTTGACTTATTTTGAAGTCAATAGTATTTTATACTACTTCCTTCATTATACATATTATCATACTTCTTACTGGCGATTCACTGGCGATTTTCATTTTTTTAAATATTTTTTTATTTTTTTATAATGATTTTTCCAAACATTACTCACGTCTATATCATAATCATTAGCTATTTTACTAACTGCTTTACTTGGATTATATCCATCAAACATTATAAGGGCATACAAATCATATTTAATGCCTTTAAATTCATTCAATGTATTTTTTCTTATGGTTATCTCTTTTTCAAGCTCATTCAAGTTATTAGATAGGAATTCTAGCCT